ACGTCGGCGTTGCTAACGCTGTCATGGCGCTGGTTGTCGAAAGCCTAGGCAGAAAGCATCGTCATCCACGGGGGCGCTAATGACCCGAACCACTTATAAGCAATGCCGGTTCTGCGGCGATTTCCACGACGTTCACAACTGGCCGGACAACCATCGCGAATGGGTTCCTGATAACCGGTCTGAGCTGGCCGCGCCATCGATCATTAACGACAATCTCGACTATGTGCAAAGCATGGCGGACGGCAAGCGCTACACGTCTAAGCGTGAGCTGAGTAGAGAATATAGACGCCAGGGCTTCGCAGAAGTGGGCAATGAAGACCCTGGAGCGCATCGCGCCAAACCGGACAAGCGGGCACACCGCCAAAAGGTTGAAGGTGCGGTGAAGCGTGCGGCGTCACAGGTTGCAATGCGCAAGCCTTCTAGGGTTATGACGCCGAAAAAGGCCCGACAAGCTAGACAGAAAGACAGAGCAAATGGCTGACGAAGCAACGGTAACGATTGAACCGGGCGCGGTATCTGACGCAGGCGTAACGGAAAGCGCGCCTAGTGCTGAAGATGCAGTACGCAACGCGATGGAGAAAGTCGCGAACAAGACACAGCAAGCCGCTGACAAGCTGGCAGGCGGTGAGACAGACGCGCCGAACCGATCAAAAGGACCAACTAACGACGCTGGGGAAGCTGATGCAGAAGCCGCTAAACGTTCTGAGTCTGCAAAAAAGGGCGCTGAGACGAAGCGCAAGAATGCTGAAGCGGCGAAAGAGGCCGAAGCCGCAGAGAGTGCCAAGGCATCTGATGACCGAGTAAAAGAGGCCGAGGCGCGCGCTGCGAAAGCTGAAAAGGCCGCTGAGAAAGCCGCGGCGAAGTCTGAAGAGACAATGCAAGCCACTGAGACGGCAGAGACGCCGGCAAAGCGTGAAGCGCCGCAAGAGTGGTCAAAAGAGGCAAAAGCTGATTGGGAAAAGACGCCTGACACGGTGCGCGACCAGGTGGACCGGATGCAGGGTGAGTTTCAGAAGGGCCTTGAGAAATACAAGACTGGTGCCGAGAAATGGGATTCAGTCGCCAGGTTTGAGCCATTGGCGCAGCAATTCCAGGCCGACTTGCCGACTGTGCTAGACGATTACTCGAAAATGTCTGAGATGATGCGCCGCAACCCAATTCAGGGGATTAACTATCTCGCGCAGCGCCACGGTATCAGCATGACCGAGCTTGCAGAGCAAGTCCTGGGGCAGCAATCGAACGAAAGCTACAAGGCGCTAGAGACAAATCTCACCAAGGCTTTGAACCACATTAAGACGCTTGAAGCGAAGGTGGGGCAGGTCCAGCAACAAGAGCTAAACAAGAATCGGAGTTACATCGACGAAGTGCGGTTGAAAAACCCTGACTTTGACAGGCTTGAACCCGACGTCATGTTTATGCTAAAGAACCATAAGGGGTTAGGTGATACGCCTAATGAGAGGTTGGATAACGCGCTAATAAGAGCGCGCAACATGGCCGGGCTACCACAACCCTCTAAAAATTCATCGGTGAGCGCTGAAACCGTGACCGAAGAGAAAGCTAAGAGCGCTGAAACCGCCGAAGCTACAACTAGCGCAGGTTCGCAATCTGGGACTGTTCCCAAATCGCAAGGGCCTGCTGGTTCGGCTGAAGAGGCGGTGAAGCGAGCCTTCTCCAAAATCAAAGGCCGGTAATTTAACCGGAGCAATCCAATGAGTCAGATTACGACACGCACAGACTTGCAAGAGGCCTTGTCCCTTGCGCTGGCGGAACGCTCACCTAGTTATGTAGACCTGGTGAGCAATTCCAACGCTATCCTTTATATGTTGAAGGAAAAAGGCGGATGGAAAAAATATAGCGGGCCTGAAATCCGTGAGCGCCTACTGTGGGCTGAAAGCGGCACGTTTACCCGCTATTCTGGTCTGCAATACCTGAACCCGAAACGCAAAGAAGTGTTCTCGGATGCGGTTTACGATCCGAAGCAATCGGCGGTGTCGGTTGTTCTTGCAGGTAATGACCTGCTTGATAACTCGGGCGAAAATCAAATCCTCGACATTATGTCAGAGAAAATCACTGCGGCAGAGAATGAAATCACTGACCGCGTGGTTGAAGACATCCATTCGGACGGTACAGAAACCAACCAGATTGGCGGCTTGCAAGTTGCGATTCCAACGGTTGCCAATACCGGCACTTATGGCGGCATTTCTCGTGCAGATAATGCGATCTGGCGTACGTCAGAGTTCGATATTGATACGGACTTTTCAGGCATTACTCAGTTCACATCTAGCACGGCGCAAGAAATCTACCGCACGGTTGTGATTCAGCGGTCGCGCAATAAGCGTGGGCCTAACTGCATCGCGGCGGCTGAAGAGCATTTCTCGGCATACTCTGCGGCGCTTGAAGCAATTCAGCGCGTCCAGAACGAGAATAGTCTTGGTAAGCTTGGTTTCTCCAACTTGGAGTTCCACGGCGCCGGTAAGTCCATCCCTGTCATGCTAGAGGGCGGTATTGGTACGGCTATGCCTTCCAACGTCTCTTACATGCTTGATATGGACGGCATTCGTATGCGTTATCACCCTGAGCGGAACTTTACGGAGTTCGGCGGGATGCAGACGCCAGTTAACCAGGATGCTGTTGTGCAACACATCGGCTTCTATGGTAACCTGACTATGTTCAACCCGCTACACCAAGCGAAGATTCACGACAGCGATACGGCGTCTTAAGTCTTAGAAACAGGAAAGGATAAGCTTATGTCAGTAGGACAAAATGCACTTGCCACAGCCTTTGATGATGGTGACACTGTTGCGCAATTTGCGCTCGGTACACGAATGAAGGGTGCGGGAGATCGAGAGTATGTCTACGTGCAAGCAGACGGCGCAGTTGCGGCGACTGACTTCGTCATTTTAGATGACGCTTGGCAGGCAGACCAATTGGATACAACCAACTCAGCGGGCAAGATTGGCCAGCTTTGCGGCGTCTCTGAAGGGGCGCTCGCAGATGATGAGTATGGCTGGATTCAGGTTTTCGGCACTTGTACGGCGAATGTCGGCACGGACACAGCGGAGGGCGACGTTGTTAACTCGACTTCTACCGCTGGCCGCGTCGATGATGACGCCACATCAGGCGCTGAAACGCTTGAGGGCGTTCATGTGACGGCAGCGGCGGCGGCTAACGCTGCGGTTGTTACACTGAGCTACCCGCGCATCCTCGCGACGCTCTAACCGATTGGGCGGGGCTTCGGTCCCGCCCATTCACCAACGCCAACGGAGACAGAGAAAATGGCTGACTATGACGAGCTTTACGCACACCTCGATATTGTTTTTTTTAATGACACAAAGCTTCACAAGCGATTGACCGCTGAAGCGCGCGAGAAAGACCGCGCCGCGGCAGAGGTTTGGGTTGATGAAGAACGGGTTTCGATCAAATTTCCCGGAATGAAGGACAGCCTTGTTGCGCCAGCACATGCACAATGCGCGCAAGCCCAACTTTCGGACGGCACGCGCGGCGGGTTTATCACCTATGCCGAAAAATTTCATAAGCATTATGACCACTGGAAGGCCCACGGCGGTGAGCAGCTTGTCATGGGTACGCCGATTGCTGAGGCAAAGTTTGTCACGAAAGGGCAAATCGAGTCTCTGAAGTCGCTTAAAATCCTGTCGATCGAGCAACTTGCATCGGTTGATGAGGGCGCAATGAAGCGTATCGGGCCGCACGCGCAGGCCATTGTTGAGCAGGCGCAAGACTTTGTTGCCTCTAAAGCCGACAACAGCGCGCTTGTCTCTGAAATGGACGAGCTGAAGCGCCAGATTGCCGAGCTGAAGGGCGAAAAGGCCGAGCCGGTCGTATCGACTGCGGCGGCTGAGACGGCGCCAGAGGGTGACGACTTTGACGGCATGGATAAGAAAGCCTTGCGCGACTATATCAACTCCAAGTCAGGCCACGCGGTAAAAGGCCAGCCTAGCGAAGACACGTTGCGCCGCATGGCACGCGACGTTAGCCAAGAGGTTGCCGCCTAATGTCTGAAAGCATCCTTGAAATAGCTCAACAGGCGGCGCTGAAACTCGGTATTGATCAGCCCACCGGCCTCCTGGCAGCTACAAGCCGCGAGGATTCCGAACTGTTGGACGCTATCAAGGATGCTGCGGACGATCTATTGCAGGCCTATGAGTGGCAAAAGCTGCGGACAATTGAAACGATTACAGGCGATGGCAGCACGCTCACTTATACGTTGCCGTCCGACTTTGACCGCCTGATTGATGATCCAAACATTTACACAAGCGATTTCCAGGTGGCGCTTTCGTTTGTGCCTGATGCTGACGACTGGTTGCGCTATGATGTGCAGTCCTATGATTTCGTAATTAACATTTGGACGCTTTACCAAGACCTGATCCACACCAAGCCCGCTTTGGGCACGGGCATTACCGGAAAATACTGGTACATTTCCAATCTGGTGTTCGCAAATGCGGCCGCAACGCCGATCGATGAGATTGCGGCGGATGACGATACGTTTCGGCTTGATGATACGGCGCTGCGTCTCGGCACGATTTACAAGTTTCGCCAGAACAAAGGCCAGCCATACGCCGAAGAGATGGCCGATTATGAAAAGCGCAAAGCAAAACTTATTCTCAGAGACGGAGGCAAAAAGGCCTATCGCTCCAAGCCCGCTATTGGGCGTGGTGTGCAGCTATCCTACCCGGAAGCTGTAACGAATGCGTAGGGCTTTAGCTCCCACCCTTGGCCGACGTCCTGCAAGCGGCGCGTCTGTGCAAAGTCGAACCTGGTTCAATGAGGTGCAAGCGCCTAGCGCTGGGCTGATTACGAACATGAACCTGGCAGACCTGGGCCGCATGGCGCCTAACTCTGCCAGTAAGCTCCAAAACTTCCTGCCAACACGTCAGGGCGCTAAAGTGCGCGGCGGGAATGAGAAATACGCGCAACTCGGCGCGGCGTGTAAGGCGCTATTCACCTATCAAAGCGGTTCCTCTGAAAAGCTGTTCGCCGCTCAAGATAACGGCATTTACGACATTACCACGGTTGCAGACCCTGACGTTACGCCAAGCGCGGCGGTTGGGTCTATGACAAGTGGTTATTGGTCATTCGTTCAGGTCGAAACAAGCGGCGGTGACTTCTTGGTTGGTGTCAACGGCGCTGACGCTCCGCAAGAGTTTGACGGTTCGAGCTGGTCTAATGGGTCAATTACAGCCTCTGGTCTAACAGCGTCGAACCTGTCGCACGTCTGGTCTTTCAAAAAGCGTGTTTTCTTTGTCGAGGCGGACACAATGAAGGCATGGTATCTGCCTGTCGGGGCGAAATCGGGTACGGTAACGTCACTCAGCTTTGCGGGTATCTTCCAGAAAGGCGGCTCTCTGTTTATGGGCGGCACCTGGTCGCTTGATGCGGGTGACGGCGTTGACGATAAATGTGTGTTTATTTCCAGCCTTGGCGAGGTTGCAATCTATGAGGGCACGGACCCGGCGTCTGATTGGCGTTTGGTTGGCCGTTATGAGATTGCGCCGCCATTGGGCAAAAACGCCTGGATGAAAGCCGGCGGCGATTTCGTCGTTGCGACTGAGGACGGGCTTGTTCCGATTAGCCAAGCTATCAGCCGCGACCGGACGGCGCTTAAAGTGGCTTCGATCAGTGACCGCATCGAGCCGACTTGGTTAGAAGAAGTTGACGAACGGGCGGGCAAGCCTTGGGACGTTGTGCGCTGGGACCGGAAAAACCTTGCTTATATCTGTACGCCTTCGCCTGGCGCGGCGAGTGATGACCAATCTCTGGTGGTTCACCAGCTAACCGGTGCATGGTCTACGGTTACAATGGATATGCACTGCGGAACGGTCCTGAATGGGCAGCTTTATTGGGGCGACGGCGATGGCAACATTTATCAGGCGCAAAACGGGGGCTCGGACAATGGCTCTAATTATACTTGCGATTATGTCGGGCCGTTCATGAATCCAACGGGCGATAGCGCGGTTAACACGGCGCAATGGTTCCGGGCGACGTTCCGTGCAGAGAATAACTTTGTGCCTAAAGTGGCGGTTGAGACAGATTACTTGATCGATGTTGAGGCCGCGCCGACAAGTCCAGATGACGCCGCAAGCGACGTTTGGGACTCGGGGTTGTGGGATAGTGCGACATGGGACGCGAACGGCGCTGCAACGGTGCGGATTCGGTGGCGCTCGGTCTCTGGCGAAGGGGATACGATAGCGCCTCGCATTTTAATGACTTTTGGGGTATCGTATCCGCCAGACGCAGAAATCGTCAAATGTCAGCTTAGGGGCTATAAAGGGGCGGACGTGATATGAAGCTGATTTATGGGCACAAGCGGGCCGTTTGCGACTTTGTTAACGAGCGCATCGCTGAAGACTTCAAGCCAGAAAAAACGGTTGCTGTCGGTGTCATCGACAAAGACGGGCGGCTTATTGCTGGCTGGGTATGGCATAACTATTCACCAGATGCGGGCACAATCGAGTTTAGCGGCGCTGCGGTGTCGCCCAAGTGGATGACGCGCGCAATTTTGCAAGAGTTGTTCGCTTATGCCTTTAAACACGCGCAAATGGTGGTAACACGCAATGGCGCCGATAATACACGGTTGCATAGGCAGCTAGCCGCTTTCGGGTTTCGGCGGTATGACATTGAAAGGCTGTTCGGTCGGGAAGCTGATGGCGTTGTTTGGACGCTGACAGATGATGACTGGAAGGCTAACAGGTTTTTTATAGGGGCCAAGAATGGGCAAGAAATCCGATCCACCTGCTGCGCCTGATCCGCAGGAAACGGCTTCGGCGCAAACCGGCGCCAATGTAAGCACGGCGATTGCTAATACGATGATGGGTCAAGTGAACCAGGTTGGCCCTGATGGCTCGTTGACCTATGAGCAAACGGATACTTACCAATGGCGCGACCCGAATAGCGGACAAATGTATACGCTGCCACGCTTCACGGCGACGACAACGCTTAGTGAAGACCAGCAGCAATTGCGCGATCTGGATAATGAAACAAGCATCGCGCTTGGCACGCTGGGCCGTGATGCGGCTGGCCGTGTTGGTGAACACCTTGGGCAAGACTTAGACATAAGCGGCGTTACGGCGCGCGCTGACCGGTCGGGCGTGGGGCCAGTAGAGTACGGGCAGGGGCCAGATTCGCCTATTCTGTCAGGCGATTCCCGGTCGCTGCCTGGGCTCGAAAACTACGCGAGCGATGCGGGTTACTCGGAAAGCGGCTTAGACGTTGATTTGCAGAACCGCTATCAAACGGACTTCAGCGCCGAACGGCAAAGCCTGGAAGACCAGATTTACGGCCAATTGGACGAGCAACGCGGCAAGGATTTGGAATCTTTGCGCTCGCAGCTCTACAATCAGGGCGTTGTGGAAGGCTCTGAACAGTACAGCCGCGCAATGGAAGATTTTGACCGATCGGTTGATGATCGGCGCCTGTCTGCAATGCGCGAAAGTCTCGGCTTTACCCAAGCAATGACGGGTATGGCGCGGGATGAGGCGTCATTTGCGAATGATGCGACAATGCAAGAATACGGTGTTGATGCTAACCGGGAGTCAACAAACAACGCAATTCGGGGACAACAGCTTTCGGATACCAACGCCGCGACCGCGGCGAACAATGCCAACGCGCAAACCCTGTTCGGCATGGGCTCTGACCAATTGGCGTACAATAACAATATTGCACAGCAAGGCTTTGGCAATGAAATGGCCGTTGCAAACCGCAATGACCAGAACGCCAACGCCAACTTTAACGAATCGCGCATTATTGCGGACGACCAGGACCGGGCGCGGGCGTCTGAGATTGATGAGCTGGCATGGCTCCGCAATCAACCGATAAACGAAATCGCCTCGCTTATGTCGGGCTCGCAAGTGGCAACGCCTAACTTTGCGCTGGCGCAGCCTTATGCAATGCCGACGACAGACATTGCTGGGATTACGCAGCAAGGCTACAATAATGAAATGGCCGCTTATCAGCAGCAGCAGCAACAGCAACAGGCCATGATGGGCGGACTGTTCGGGCTTGGCGGCGCGGCGCTTGGCTCGCCTTGGCTGTTTGGGGGATAGAAAATGAAACCTCAACACATGAACCCGATGATGCAACAGCGTGCGGTTGGCGGCTATCAAGGTTATGGCGCCGATCCTCGGGATGAGATGGCACGGCTTATGGCCGAGAAAGAGGCGAATTATTCGCCCTCGCAGTCGGTTGATACGTCAGCGCCCAATTATGGCAAGCTTGACCGCGATTCTGCCTATTATCAGAGTATGCTTAATACGGGCATGGATTACAGCCCTACCAACTTCACTGGCGGGTTAGCACGCTTGGCGAATGCTTTTGTGGGCCGTCAGGGTCTGAACAAGGTTGAGGGCCGCGAAGAAGAGTATGCGGCGCAAGAGGCTGCGGCAGAACAGGCGCAAAAAGACAAATATAGCGAGATGGTGCGCGCTATGGTGGGGCCTGACGCTAACCCGCAAATGGCGGCTATGGCTGAAATGTACCCTGAAGAGTTTGCGAAGTCGCGCTTTGACATGGACGTAAACGCCGCAAAGCCTGTGAAACAGGAACAGCCTGGCTATTTCACTGAAACGGTCATGGAGAACGGTTCCCCGGTCGAGTATGAGTTTCAGAAGGGCAATCCGGACTATAAGCGCCGTCTGGGCGCTGGTGTGCCACCTCGGGCGCTGGTTAACGTCAATACGGGCGATGGTGCAGCTCCGACGTTTGGCGGTCTGGCTGATGGTGCGCCTATTCCTGAAAGCATTATGGACCTGAGCAACACTGCCGAATGGAAGGCGGGTAAGCTGCCATTCAAGGATTCGGCAAGCCCTACCGGCGTCAAATGGCTTAGTTCATCAGGGTCCACGGCTGAAGAAGAGGCGGCAGAGGCTGAACGCAAGCGCATTGGTCGGCAGGGCTCAACGGCTCGGGCGGGCTCTACGGTTATTCGGGAAGTTAACCGCGGGCTTGGTCTGCTCGATCAGATTTACGGCGACGAAAAAGAGGGGGCATCTGAGCAAAACGTTAAGTTTGGGCTTGGCTCGGTTGCTGGCGCGTCCTGGCGCATGGGTCAATCAATGATTCCCGGCACGGCTGAATATACGTTCAAGCGCAACATTGCGTCGGCGCGGTCTAACATTGGTCTCGATCGACTGCAGGAAGCGCGCGACAACTCGCCAACGGGCGGCGCGCTCGGTCAAGTGCCGGTGCAGCAACAAATCAAGCTTGAAGAAACAATCGGTGCGATTGACGATCTGGGCTTGCCGCGGGCGTATCTTGAAGAAAACCTACGCTATGCAAACAATGCTTACCTAGACATTGTTTACGGTACGCCGGCACAACGCGCCGATTTTGTCGCGCGCGGGATTATCACGCCTGAAGATAACGACTTTATCGATGCGCAATATGATGGCCTCGGTTATGATGGCTTTGGTAACTTCATGCTCGGCGGCGATTACACGCGCCCTGTTGTGGGCATGACAATGCCAGACGGACAGGTTATCTCTGAAGAAGACATTATGCAGACCATGCAAGAGAATAACATGTCTCGGGTAGAGGTTGAGGCGGCGATTAGAAAACGGATGCGATAAAATGGCTGGACCGGGGCGCAACCTGCTTTCAGATAAAGATGAAGACGAGAAGCCCAAAGGCCGTAACCTGTTGGGCATTACGCCTGCGCAAGAGGAAAAGCCTGACTTGCGGGGCACGCTTGAAGAGGCTGACGCCTTTATTGACACGACGCAGGGCATAGAAGCCCGCGCGCTCGCTAACGATGTGCAGGGCACGGGCATGGAAGTGCGCCGCGACTCTCAAACCGGCGAGCCCTATCAGGCTGCGATTAATACAGACCCGTTTGCAGCAACTCCCCCTGATCAACGTTTGCAAATGGAACTGTTGCAGCCTGATCCGTTTCTAGATCAGTCAATGACGTTGCTGAATGGTGCATTTCTTGGGGGGGCGTCCGAATTAGCAGCCCTGATGAATCCAGACTTGCCAGCTACAAAGCAGGGCGTTGATGATGCAATCGCGAGGGCCTATGGCAACAATTTCGCGTTGTCGATGGCTACGGAAGCAGTCGGCGCCGCGCCTTGGGCTATAGCTGGAACAGCAGCGATGGGGCCACGCGTAGCGGGGGCGCTGGAAGGCGCTGTTTATGGCTTTAATGACCCGTTCTTTGGTGATGACAGTTTAGGCAACCGGGCGCTGAATGCGGTTCCTGGCGGGATTGCGGGCCGTGTTCTTGGCGGTATTGGTGAGGGCGCGGCCAGCACTGGGCGCCGCCTTGATAATGCGATTTCGGGCAGAGAGACAATTCAGCGGGTGGCTGAGGATGATTTCGGCATTCGGCTAACTGAAGGGCAGGTTTCGGGCGATCCGGGGCAACAGTCCTGGGAGCGCCGAGCGCGGGCCGGTGTGGTCGGTAAGGATGCGTCTGACGTGGTCGGGCAGGCCATGACAGAACAAGAGCGCCGCACAATCCAAGCCGGGCGCGGTCTGGCTGGCGAAAACTATGCTGAGGCAAACGACGCTGCTGCAGCTTTCGCTGATGGCGCTAAGTCACGCGCGAGCCAAAAGCAAACCGCGATTAATGACGCATACGAGACTGCCAGAAGCAAGCGCGCGACATTGCAGGGCGACGGTGTTGCCTCAATGCCTGATGGCGTCATGCAAAATCTCGATGATGATGTTTTGTTTACGCTTGAAGCGATTACGTCCGGCAAGGTCAAAGGCGATCTTTACCCCGGCTTCCAGTCGGCGCTTGGTGTGGCTGAGCAATTGCGTGACGGCTCGGTGATTATGAAAGACGGCGTGCAGCAAGTCGGGCCTGCTGAGTTCAAGACAATCGAGCTTGCGCGCCAAAACATTAACGCGGCGATCGATGCGGCGAAAAACCCTGCTGACCGGCGCGCGGCGCTGAAGGTTAAAGGCGCGTTTGATACATACATTGACGATGCGGTCGATGCCGCTTTGTTTGATGCTGATGACGGCTTTCTAGAAGCCTATCAAGGCGCGCGGGCTCTGCGGGCTGAGTTTGGCCGTGAGTGGGAAGCAAACAAGGTATTC